AGCCGGTTACCCTTGCGGAGGCCAAGGTGCATTTGGAGTATCAAGGCACGGCCAAGGATAGCTATATAACCGGATTGATTAAAACGGCTCGCAGAATCTGCGAAGCATACGCTGGTCTTTCATTTGTTACACAGGAACGCTCCATTAAGCTAGACCATTTCCCATTTACGCATAGCTACATTGACGTGCCTTATGGCCCGGTTCAGACCATTGATTCATTTACATATTTAAACGAGGACGGTACAACCACCACAATGGTGGAAAATACGGACTATGTTGTAGACACTCATAGCGGCATTTGCAGGCTATATGCCATTGATGCGCTTGGTGAAATAGATTTGTGGCCTACTGATATCAAGTCGCGTCCTAATGCCATTACAATCAATTACACGGCCGGATATGATGAGGCTATCAATGAGCCACTGCCTGAGATTGCAAAGCAGGCTATGATGATGCAGATAGGTTCCTTATTTGAGCAACGTGAAGACGCACGGCAAGGTGAGGTAACGCCTATATTTTGGAACTCTATGACTTTGCTTGATATGATTAAGGTAACCTGGAATGCCAACCAAGATTAACCTACTTGTTTATTTGGCCGTATGGCGCAGGCCGGAAATAACCGAGCTGTGCCTGCTTGGCATTCAACGTATGCGGCTACATCCTGCTTACAATATTCAGGCATTTGCCGTGATTAGTGAGCCGGAGATGGTGCCGTTGATGGAAAAATATAATATCGGATGGGTGATGCATGAAAACCTGCCGGTAAGCAAAAAAAAGAATTATGGTCTAAAAGCGTTAAGCGCTTACGACTTTGACTACATGATGGAGATAGGCAGCGATGACTTAGTAACGGATTATCTGCTTACTCAGTATCTTGAGTATTTTGGTAAATATGAATACTTCGGTATTTCCGACTGTTTGTATATATCTGTAGAGACCGATGAATGCAGGCGGTTGATTAACCATCAAAGCACATACGGTGCGGCCCGTGTTATTAGCCGCTCATTACTTGAAAAAATGAACTGGTCGCTGTGGCCCGATAACATTAATAGAGGAATGGATAACGCCAGTAATAGGAACATAGCGAAGCACGGGGTAAACTTTTACCGTGTGCCGGCTGGTGAGTATCCTGGACTGATTGACGTTAAAAGCCAAGAAAATATTTGGAAATTCAACTACTTTTTAGGTGTTGAATATGACTTTAATAAGGTGTTACAGCATTTGAGTGCTGCTGAAATTAATACAATTAAACAGCTACAGAATGCTATCGCATAGGCAAAAAATAGGCCGCCTTGATCGGGAGATTTATCTCATTCAGCCCATTATTAGTAATGGCGATTCAAACGAGGATAAAATAGATGCTTGGGAGCTGATAGATAATGATAGTTTCATTTCAGCCCGTAAGATGGACAAGGATGGCAATACTACGGTAATTGATAATCGGATAATGTATGTACAGCCTACGCAATGGATTGTGCGTTATCGTTCTGACTTAAATAACCGTATGCGTATTGTGTATAATACTCAGGTATATGAAATTTTAAGCATTACGGATGCATATGAAAGCCGGGATAGATATCTGATGATTGTTAGCAACCTCTTGGATAATACGTTTTTCACATGAGTGCTACGCTATCAGTTACCGGAATAAAAGAAATAGACGATTTGCTAAAGGGATTGCCCAAGCAACTTACACACCGTGTATTACAAGCTGCACACGCTGATGCTGCAAAACCTTTGATTAATGCTGCACAAGCATACGCACCCTATAGAACTGGTAAACTTGAACGATCAATAGGAGCTATTAAACCTTCTATTCATAAAGCAACGGAAATAGGTATAGTAAAGGTAGGCCCAAGGCGTGGAGGTTCTTATAAAGGATATCACGGCCATTTGATTGAATATGGACATAGGATAGTAACAAGAAAAGGCAAAACAGTCGGCAGGACTAGTCCTAAGCCATTTATGGAGCCAGCATTTAACGTTACAAAAGCAAAAGTAGAAGCTAACATAGCTGATTCAATAGCTAAAAAGCTGCTTGGATACATGAGGCGAACCATTAAAAACAATGCTTAAAGCTGTAACATATATATTAGAAAATGATGCAACCGTGCAGGCGGCTGTTGGTCTTAATAAGGCGGGAGATAAGCATAAAGTATATCCGGTCGTCATCCCTGAAACTGAGGTTGCTCCTTATGTTGTCTGTCGTATTAGTGGAAAAACTACTAGCGCTAAGAACTGCGGTTATATATACAATGTTGAGGTTGTGGCCTATCATTATTCGTATGATGATGTATCTGATTTAATGGAAGCGGTAGAAGATGCACTACTAAGTGAATCACAAGGCACGGTAAATAATGTGCAGTTTGGTTTTGCTCAGTTACTAAATGAAAGCGATGATTTCGTAAAGGATCACGATCTTTACAGTAAAACGTCAACATTCCAAGTACATGGCTTATAGAGTAAGATTGGTTAAAAAATGGGTCAATATCTTTGGCCGAGAATATCCGGTAGGGTCTGTTCTGCAAACGGATGCCACGCTGGGCAGCGAGCTAATACGGCTCAAATTTGGGGTAAAATATGACGGGAAGTACCCACCCGAAAAAATGAATATATCTCTTTCGGAACTTAAAACAACAGAAAACGATTAAACAATAAACACATGGCAGTATTAAATGGTAATAACATCGGTGTATACGTTGGCGGTCAGCTTATCGGCTGTCTGACTAACGCTACTTTCAACAGCACAAACAATACAATTGATGTCACTTGCAAAGACAATAACGGTGACCGTGCTATTCTTCCTTCGGGCAACACGGCTACGGTTGACTTTGAAGGTCTTTTCAATCCTTCCTCTACCTATGGTTTGGCTGATCTTGTGGATATCCATAAAAACCGGACAGAGGTAAGCATCGGAATTGGTGACCAAACTAATCTTACTATTTACGCTCAGGCTTATCTGAATACCCTTTCTTTCAGCGGCCCATTGAATGCTGGTACGACTTTCAGCGGTTCGTTTGAAATTACCGGTACTTGGGTGAAATATGAGTCTTAATTGAATGGATCACTACAAAGGAATAGTATCATTAGAAATCTTCGGTAAAAAACGAGGGTTTAAGTTCGGAACGATGCAGGCGGCATTGTTCTGTAAGGCGATGGGATGCAAGCTGCCGGAGATGGCAACTTTGCTAGATGGCAGCGATATCGAAGCGCAAATAGTATGGTATTGGTCTGCTGCTGCTGCTTATGCACGTTTGGCGAAAGAAGAAGAGCCAAGCAAGGACGAGGTAGCGGCTTGGATTGATACATACGGTTATGCAGCAATGGAGCAGCAAGCCAGCGAGGCGATGATAAGCCCAAAAGAAAACGCCCCGAATCAGACGGAGGAGGGGCAGTAGATTGGGACATAGACGAGTGCATGGAGTTCGCCTTCGTGCATATCGGTATATCCTTGGATGATTTTTGGAACCTGTCATGGTATGAGTTTAACTTATACGTTATGCGGTACGAAGAAAGCGAAAAGGAGAAGCACCATCTGCAAGAGATGGAATGGGTAAGGATTCGCAAAATATGGGTTCTGATGATTAACTATATCAGAGACCATAAGAGCAAACCAATGCCATTCCGTGAGACTGATTTGATACGGTTATCCTTTGATGAACCCGAACAGGAGCTGAAGCCTCTACTTCCCGAAGAAGTAGAGGCCATGTTCCCTAAAACACTAATAAAACTAAATGGCAACATTCAATAAATTTCATCAGTTTGTGGAAGACCTTGCAAAGGGTGTCCATAACTTCACAAGCGACAGCACCTGTACGGTTACTGTGGCGCTATGCAGTTCATCAAATGCTCCGGTTAATACATATACGGTATTGGCTAACCTGACTCAGATAAGCTATACTAATCTCAGCAGCCGGGTAATCACAGGAGTGACCTGCGAGCAGACAAGCGGAACAGTAAGCTTTACGGCCAATGACCTGGTTTTGACTGCATCGGGCACGGTAGCCAGCTTTCAATATGTGGTGCTTTATAACGATGACCCGACAAGCCCTGCTGATCCATTGATTGGCTGGTATGACTATGGTTCAAGCGTTACGCTGAATAATGGCGAGACTTTTACGATTGACTTTACTACAGGTTTTGCAACATTAGCATAATAGGACATGGCAGATAACACTACCCTAAATACCGGTACTGGCGGTGATGTTATCGCCACGGATGATATCTCAGGCGTTAAGTATCAACGGGTAAAGATTGTACAAGGTGCGGACGGTGTCAACGATGGCGACGTATCCTCTACCAATCCGCTGCCTATTGATGGCACGGTGACCGTATCCGGTACTGTTGCCGTAACAGATAACAGCGGCAGCTTGACTGTGGATGGCACGGTTACGGCTACCCAACAGGCATCAACCGCATATAGAGTAATTATTTCAGATGGTACATCAGATGTACCTATTGATGCGGCCCATAGTGATGGCGAAACAAATACCGAAAACCATATTGACGTAGGCGCTAAAAATCTTGTTTTTAATGGTAGCACGTGGGATAGGTCGAGGGGTGATGCGACTAACGGAATGCTCGTTAACCTTGGCAGCAATAATGATGTAACAGTAACCGGCACAGTAACGGCAAACGCTGGAACCGGGTCTTTCACTGTGGCACAGGCTACAGCCGCCAGCTTGAATGCAACAGTAGTAGGAACCGGTACTTTTGCTGTACAGGCTGCACAGAGCGGTACTTGGACGCTTGGGGCAAATAGTGGCGTAGATATTGGAGATGTAACGATAAATAATGGATCGGGCGCTGGCGCTGTAAATATTCAGGATGGCGGCAATTCAATAACCGTAGACGGCACGGTAACAGTAACGGACGGGCTAAATGTGGAAGGTGATGTAGGTCATGATAACGTAGACTCCGGCAATCCGGTTAAAATTGGATTTCAGGCAGAGGCTTCAATGCCGGCAGCCGTGGCTACTGGTGACCGCTCAAACGGTATTAGCGATGTGTACGGGCGGCAGCTTATCTCACACATAGACCCCGGGATGCAGGTATGGAAAGCAGCCAATCCGGTTACCCAGCAGACGGGTATAGACCTTTGGACGCCATCTTCAGGAAAAAGGATAGCCATTACTTACCTTGCCGTTTCAAGCTATGCAACCACCGCAGGTCGGGTAATCCTTTGGCTTGGCGCATCTGCTGATACTACATACACAGCCGGTACGGATCAGCTTGTATGGGCTGGCTCATTTGCTCCGAGTGCTAACGCAAAGCCTGGAGCTATCATAAGCGTCCCTAACGGAATATTTGCCGTGACCGCTGACCACCGGTTAAAGATTACTACAGATGCGGCCATTTCATTGGATATAACTATTTACGGATACGAGTTTTAAGATATGGCTGTTAGCTACATTGGTGTAAGTAACTTAATAGCTACAAACGGTGGCGCACCTGGAGCTATTACGGTCAATGCCAGCACACAAGTCGGAGACCTGTTAGTTTTTTATCATTATTCAAGGGCTACAGGTGGAAATGAAACGGTAACGGTTCCTTCAAATTTTACAACTGTCGTAAATACGGTAATAGCAAACTTTGGATTAGTTGCCGTAGCTTATAAAGAACGGGAATCAGGTGACACTACTTATACTGCAACGATTACTAACCATACAACAGGTACAAGCGGTGAAACTGTTTTAGAGTTTATAGAAACTTACCGGGGTCATGATTCAGCAAATGCTGTTGGCAGCGGTGCAAGTGTCAGTAACTGGGCTTCATCGCTTACGCTTGGGCCAGTTGGTGAACAAATATTAGCTCCTACAACGGATACAGTTGAGCCGGGTGATATGG